TCGTGCCGAACGTGCAAGAAGGGCCTTACAAGCTCGTGTTCGCAAGGCTGAGAAAGCAAAAGAAAAACACCAGAAGAAAGCGCAGGACAAAGCCAGCTACGCACGTAAACTAAAGAAAAGTGCGAAGAAGGTGGAGGGTGCGCTCAACGGCACAGGTTCGCGGGTCGTAGATGGCAACGACGTTGCGAATCTCCCGGCAACCGTGCAAGAGTTAATAGATGATACACCAGTTATATTCCAACCTAATGAAGGTCCTCAAGAAGAGTTTCTGTCTGCCCCAGAGCAGGACGTACTGTACGGCGGTGCAGCAGGGGGCGGAAAAAGCTTTGCCTTGCTTGCTGACCCTCTCAGGTATTGTCACAATCCTAATCACCGTGGTCTACTTCTCCGCAGGACTCTGGACGAATTAACTGAACTGATTGACAAGGCAAAACAGCTTTACCCAAAAGCGTTTCCCGGTGCAATCTATAGAGAATCTAAATCTACATGGGTCTTCCCCTCTGGGGCAACCATGTGGTTTACCTACCTAGACAGGGACAAAGACGTGACCCGTTTCCAAGGTCAGGCTTTCAACTGGATAGGCGTTGATGAAATAACACAATATCCGAGTAGCTATGTTTGGGATTACCTGCGTTCGCGCCTTCGCTCTACAGACCCGGAGTTACAAGCCAACCTATGTATGCGCTGTACTGCCAACCCCGGTGGCGTTGGTGGCTGGTGGGTTAAGAAAATGTATATTGACCCGTCAGAACCCAACCAAGCTTTTGCGGCGAGTGACCCGGAGACGGGTAAAGCGTTTCTTTGGCCTGACACACATCCGACCAAGGCAGGCAAGCCCCTCTTCTACAGGAAGTTCGTCCCCGCAAGACTGACGGACAATCCGTACTTGATGGCGGATGGACAGTACGAAGCGATGCTGCGTTCCTTGCCAGATGTCGAACGTCGTAGGTTGCTAGATGGAGATTGGGATGTAGCGGAAGGCGCAGCCTTTCCTGAGTTCTCACGGGTGCGGCATGTGGTTGAACCGTTCGAGATGCCATATAACTGGCCCCGTATACGAGCCGCTGACTATGGCTACGCTTCACCATCTTGTGTTCTGTGGGGTGCAATCGATTGGGACAACAACATCTGGGTCTACCGCGAGCTATATGCCAAGCACTTGACAGCAGAGCAGTTGGCTGATAAAATACTACAAATGGAAGAACTTGACCCTCTTCCCCACTATAACGTGTTAGATGCCTCGTGTTGGAACAAGACAGGATTCGGCCCATCTATCGCAGAAACTATGATGAGGGCAGGGGTACGTTGGACACCATCTGACCGTAACCGACTTCAAGGCAAGATGGAACTGCACAGAAGATTGGCAGATGACCCGTACACCAAAGAACCACGTTTACGCATTTTCTCAACATGTAAACACACCACAGCGCAACTGTCGGGAATACCATTGTCGAAAACAAACAGTGAAGATGTAGATACCAAAGCTGAAGACCACGCATATGATGCACTCCGTTATATGGTTATGACTCGCACTTCTGGTTATACATCAATTCATAAAACATTGCAAGGCATAAAAGAACAGGCGTTCCAACCTTTTGACGGGACATTCGGATACTAATGTCAAAACAACTAGAAAAATATCTAGAAGGACAAACTCCTATCACAGAAGTAGAGTTTGCAGAAAAAGCAAAAGCTGGAACATTGACGTTTCGTGAAGCTTTTAATTTTGCTATGTTCCAACCATTAACCGAAAACTACACCAAATCTGCTAGAGGTAGAGTAGGTGCGCTTATGTCTGGATTTAAGAAAATGAATCTAGATATGGACATGCCATACAAAGACCTTAAAATACCTGACAACGTTTTAAAGTTTACTCGTGATGGTAGTCCTGACTTATCTAACAGAGCTTACAATTTTCAAACGTTAGAAAAAGTTATTCGTCCTGTAATGGATACGTATGGTGCTTTAGGCACTATGGAAGATGCAGGAAATAACGTTCAACGTAAGATGTACCCTGAACTTGCTGGTGCAGGTAATCCAATGGGTACTCAGCGCACAGGTCTTGCAGGGGAACGTCCCATGCAGGGTCTTCTTCCTAAAGAAGATTTAGACCTGATTTACGAAGATGCTTTGCCAAAAATAGAGAGCGAGTACGGTAAAAGCACTCGCAATTTATTAGAATATCATAAGCTAACCTCTAACAGACCTGAACAATTACTAAATCTTAAAAAATCTGATATCATTATCAGAGAAGACCAAATAACTGTAAAAGGAAAAAACACAACAAAGAAAGACCACAAAGGCCGTCCTGAATTAACTTTTAAAAAAGGAGATTTAGGATACAATCTTCTTAAAGAAAGCTATGAATCTGCGAAAACAGATTTTTTATTCGATACTTCAGATGATATGTTTGATGCAGCTTTTAACAAACATATCAGTCCCGGTTTAGAAAAGTTTAGTGATGTTTTACCTATAATACAGGTTAAAGTAGAAGGGGAAAGTGGCCCAGAGATAGCAGAAAAACCTGTCACTACTAAATCTGCTATCAGGTCAATTGTTGCAACTTATCTTCAGGACCAATACGACCTAGATACTAGAATTATTGAAGGTATCATGGGTCATGTCAATCCTAGTGTATTGAAGAAAAATTATACTGGATTCAAACCAGCTACAGGATTAGCGCAGGCTCTTTTAAGTCCTCAAGATTTTAGCATTGGAGAAGGGGGGCTTGGTAAGGGTAATTTTGACCTCTCTAATTTGACAGAAGAGCAGCGTACAAAATTGCAAGGTGAGCAATACGAAGCACTTCTTGCAGATGCTCAAGCTAGAAAAGCAACCGCTGCACAAACTGCAGCAGAGGCGGATGTTGCTAGAGTTCAAAGCCTTCTACAAATAACAGAAGACGATATTAAAAATGCAGAACGGCTGGCAGAAGATTTTGACCGGGCTACTTTTACAGGAGAAGCACGGAAGCAACTTGAACAGTCTAGAATAAAAAAACAATTAAAAGAGGAATCAGAGCGAATTACTAGCGCGGAAGACATGTCAGAAAATTCGCGTAAGGCATTAGGTTCAGGTTTTGATTTAGACTCTTTTATTAAAGGCTCTGCTAGAACAGCAGGAATAGCTGCTGCAGGAACTTTGTTGTACGAAGCTGTTAGAGACCCGCTAGGCACGGGAGCTGCTCTCGCAAAAGATATCGCTCTTGAGGGTGCAGCATTAGCACTTAAAGCACCTTTAGCAGTAGCAGGAGCAGTTCCTATGATTTTAGAACCAAAGCAGATAGGTAGCGGTGAATTAACTGACGAAGACCGCGCATTAGCAGAAATGCAAAAAGATGCTGGCTTTGTAAATATTGACAGAGGACCTGAAGCCGCCTCTGACAATCAAGAAGAGGGCTTCGCAACACCACCTCGTGTAGATATAACTCTAGACGACTTACCGCCTGAAAGACAGGCTTCATACAGATAATTGGAGATGAAAATGTCGAATTTAAATTTCGGTGCATCTTATATCATGAACTCAGATAAAACATCCGTGGATGACCAGATGGGTGCAGACCAGCTTTACCGTGAAGGTTTAGAGTTTGACACCAAGACTGCTCAAGGTGCTTTGACTGAGGACATGCCAAAAGTTGCAACTAAGGGTGCGATAGACCCTGCCGTAATGAAAATGGCTGAAGAACGCGATTACTAAGATATGTCAGAAGATAATTTCCTTCAACCTGAAGATGACACCTCTATTTCTTTAATGAACCCTGAAGAAAATTTTCCGGGTCTATATGGATATGTGAAAGAAAAATTTGAAGAAGCAGAAAACGGACGTTATATTTACGAACAGCGTTGGTTACAGGCTTACAAAAATTTTCGTGGTGTGTATGATTCTACAACAGCCTACCGTGATTCAGAGCGGTCTAAAGTATTCGTAAGGATTACTAAGACAAAAGTTCTGGCAGCGTATGGTCAGATTGTAGATATTCTTTTTGCCAATAAGAAGTTTCCGTTGGTTGTGCAACATACTCCGGTTCCAGAAGGGATTGCGGAGTTTGCTCATATGGAAACACCTCTCGACCAGATGCAGCAAGAAGACCCATACGGGTTTGCTGGTGACGGACGGGAGATGTTGCCGGGAGCGTTAGGAGCAGAACCATCTAACAACTTCCTTGGAGGTCTTCAGGGCGAGTACGGGCAGTTGCCTCTCGCTGAAGGACCTGCAAAGATGGGTGAACCTCAAATCAACCCAGCACAGATTGCAGCGTTAAATATGGAAAAGGTCATTCATGACCAACTTCTTGACACCAACGCAGTAAACGTATTTCGTAATGCTATTTTTGAAGCGTCCCTTCTTGGCACAGGTATTGTCAAGGGACCTTTTAATTTTTATAAGCGTGTCCATCAGTGGGGCCGCAACGAGGACGGCGAACGAGAATACCAGCCGTATGAAAAGGTTGTACCTAGAATCGAAATGGTGTCTGCGTGGGACTTTCACCCAGACCCATCTGCTACGAGCATTGATGACTGTGAGTACGTCATAGAACGTCACAGGATGAATCGCCAACAACTTCGCGCATTAATTAAGCGTCCTCATTTTATAGCGGAAGCTATTGAAGAGTGTTTAGCGAAGGGTCCTAACTACGAGGACAAATACTACGAAGATACAATTCGTGAGGATGAGACTGAGCCTTATGTTTCTGAAAGTCGCTATGAGGTTTTAGAGTATTGGGGTGTTTTAGATTCTAAACTTGCAAAAGAAGCAGGTTTCGAAGAGGCAGACATGATGTCAGAGTTTGACGAACTTCAGGTTAACGTCTGGGTTTGTGGAAACATGATTTTGCGCTGTGTCTTAAACCCCTTCACTCCAGCCCGTATTCCGTATCAGGTGTTCCCATACGAAGTCAACCCATACCAGCTATGGGGTGTTGGCGTTGCTGAGAACATGGAAGATGCACAGAAGCTAATGAACGGTCACGTTCGGATGGCAATCGATAATCTTGCATTGGCAGGTAATCTTGTATTT